GAACACCGGAAACTATTCAGCAGCAGAAGTAACCGGAAAAGAATCAATAGCCATAGTAACAGGAAAAGATAGCAAGGCTAAAGGAGGTATCGGTTGTTGGATAGTTCTTACAGAAAGAGGAGAATGGGATGATAATGTGTATCCGATTAAAGAAGTTAAAGCTGTAAGGGTTGATGGTGAAATTATAAAACCTGATACTTATTATAAGTTAATCAATGGTGAAGTTATTCCATGTGAGTAATCTATTCCCGGTTTGCTTTGATCGGCACTCCGGGAGCAATTTAAACCACTTTAAATAATATAAGATATGAACGAAAAAAAAGAATTAACTATTAGAGAGAAAGAATCTGTATTTGATATTCAAACAGCTGATTTGACAAAAAACAATCTTCCTTCTTTAGATGACGCTCAAGAGCTTCCGATAGACTTGTGCGGTAATTATTGGTCTCCAGAACAGGCTGGAGAATTCAAAAAAATCTTTTTTGTAGAAATCAAACCACAAAAGGTATTGAGTGCTACCAATCCGGATGAATTAATAGATTTAGATTGTGCTTTCTTCTTAGAAAGAAAGGCGGACGGAACAGTTCAAACTATAACTAACGGTTCCAGAAGATTAGTCGGTATCTTGGAGCAATATATTGAGAATGGTTCTCTTAAAAAAGGTACTGCTCTTAAAATCACGTACATGGGTAAAAGGAAGAATAAAACCAATAATTTCCAGTCAGACAATTGGTCTGTCAAACCCTTGCTTATAAACTTACCTGTTGCCGGATAATGGAAGCATTTGACTTGAATGGATTTGCAGAAGGGGAAGAACTCAACCCTTCTGCCTATAATCCGGAAGATTATCCTACCAAAGAGGAAATGCTTGACTTCATATACTCAAATTCTCACAAACCACCCGTTAATATTGATTTGAAAGAATTAAGCGTTAACGGATTGGTTAAGCGAGATCCAATGGAGATGTATTTGAAAAGCAAGCATATTTCTTCTTCTAACCTCAAAAATGCTCTCAAGACTCCTCGTTCATTTTACTATGATTATGAAAGGGTATTTGAGGAAAAAGAAAAGCCCTGCTTTCAACTAGGCACATTTGCCCACATGGCATTCTTGGAGCCCCGTTTATTTGAACTTGTCAAAGTAGAGCCTAAATATAACCAGTCTTCCAAAGAAGGTGTAATAGGAATGATTAAGTTCTATAACGAGTTATTATCAAATGATGAGAACTATGTTCCAGATGTCGAAGAAGAAATACCCTCTGAAAGATGGAACTTTAGTGATCTAAAAGATTTCCGTGATTATAAAAAACAGAAATGTTTGGATCTGGGTTACTCCTTTATCAGTGAAGATATGAGTATGATAATAAAAGCTCTTGAGAGAAACTATTATTGGTATGGTGGTGGTATTATCCCCCAATTATTGAAAGGGGCTTATTCCGAGGTGTCTTTTTATGGCAAGGATGAAGAAACAGGGTTAGATGTTAGAGTTAGGCCGGATTATTTTAATGTAGAGGAAAATATTGGTGTAAATGCTGTAATTTCCTTCAAGACCACACGAGCCGATGATCTCGGTAAGTTCTACTATGATTGTGCGAAGCTTAAATACGAGCTTTCAGAAGGAATGTATCAAGAAGTAATGAGTAGTATTACAGGACGAAACTTTAATGTAACAATAATGATAATGTTACAGACAGTTGAGCCTTTTGATGTTGCTGTTCTATTCTGGTCTCCTGATGATCTTGCAAATGGCAAATATAAATATCACTATGCTCTTTCCATCGTAAAGGACTGCTTTGAAAAGAAGTGGTTCCCCGGATATGATGCAAATGCGGAAGAAGGTGCCCGTGGTATTATTGATATGCAACTTCCGGAATGGAGTAAGAAAATGCTTCATCCGGTTGCTATTGACGATATTATATGATTAACTAAAATAAAAGAAACAATGATTGATTTAAAAGACTACTCTCCAGAAGAAGTTCAATTCAAACTTCCAACAACAGTAAAGTTTCCAGAGATTATATTTCCCGATTGTGTATGCATGGATGAGATAAAAAAGAAACTGGCGGAGAACTTTATTGCCATTCAGGAAAAAGATGTAATAGCCAATCGGGTGATGGATGATTATGAAATCTCAACTATTCGTGCTAATTACGGTGAAATTGCGGAAGAACAGATGCCGGAATTAGAAGCGCAATTAGAGTCGTTAAAAGCTAAATTCAATAATGAAAAGAAGGAGTTTGAAGCGAAAATTTCAGCGTTACATACCCAATTTAAGGACCTTGTTAATCTTGCTAAAAAAGGAGTTAGAGATTATCCCCTAAAAATGATTGATACCTTCCGTATTCCTGTTATGGGGTATTATTTGTATTATTCATGGGTGAATAACGCTTTCCGTTTGGCATTGGTTCAGGAAATTCCGAAACACGAATATAATGACTTATTTAATTCTGGAGAAAAGAACCAGGAAGCATTTAAGGAATTAGGTTATGATCTTCCGAATGTTGATTTCAAGGATACACGAAAAAATGTTCGTCAGTTTGGTGAGGGTGAGAATATTGTTGAGGTATGGGAAGAAGATGGATATGATGTTTGGTTGGAGCAATGGATAGAGGATTTTGTTGATGAATCAACCGGTGAATCTATACCTATTCAACGGCATGAATTACATCGTTCTCCAATAGAAGAAAGCCCATGGAGAAAGGAGGAAAATAATGACGAGACTGGCACACAAGAAGGGGAGACCATCGAAATATCGGAAGAGCCTGAAGAATAACCCGTATTGGGAGGAAGTGAAACGAAAGGTTCGTATTCGTGACGGGCATTGTTGCCAAGTATGCGGTAAAACCTACAATTTAGAGATTCATCATAAAGTCTATGAAGTTGCGGGATATTCTATCGTAGGTCATGAATTAGAGTTCTTGTATTGCCTTGAAACGCTATGTGAAGATTGTCATGCAATGAAGCATGGTAAATAAATAATCCCGGTGTCCGTTGGTTCGGTATCCGGGAACTATTTTTAAAATAACTTATATGAAACAGATTAGTACTAAACAAGCACAACGTAACAGAGAAATAGCCAAGATTAAGGAAAACCTTCCTTCCTATTGTGTTATATGTGGTAAGCCGGCTGTAGATGCTGCACATTTAGTTCCCAAAAGCATGTATCCCGAACACTATACAAATCCCTTGAATATAGTTGGATTGTGCCGGGAATGTCACAATAGGTATGATAATGATTTGTCCTTTAGACGCAAACAAAAGCGTCTAATAGAGCGTGTGAAGTCTTTTGATGAATGTGCAGCAAATAGATATTTTCGTTTATGAATAGTTATCAGTTAATATCCAAGCTTCGGAAGATTAGAAATGATACTTATCTCACTGCAATAGATCAGGCATTATATTATGAACTAATATCTATTTGCAATGAAAAGGGATGGAAAGAGGTGTTTGAGGCTCGTAGTTCTGTATTATGTACTTCATTGAATATATGGGATAAAACACTACGAAAATCACGCAAAATACTTGCTGATGCAGGTTTAATATCTTTCGAATCATGTAGAGATAAGAGGGTAGGATGCTATTATTCTTTTCAGACAAACCTAAGTAATGATATTAAATCATCGGTAATATCATCGGTAAATGGTACTGATGAAAATACCGGAGAAAATACTGATGATAACAAAATAGGAGATACTCAATCATCAGTAAATAATACGGTAATTTCTTCGGTACTACGTACTGATGAAAATACTGATGATAAAAATACTACTCCGGTAATATCATCGGTAAATGGTACTGATGATATTGAAATTTCACCTATTATAGATATTAATAAAACTATAAACGTAGAGAGTCACGCACACATGCGTGAGACTCCCCCCTCTCCAAAGAAGAAATCCCGAAAGGAAAAAGGGGATGAAACTCCGTTGGTTTACCCTTTCACTTCTATGGCTTTTATGTCAGCATGGGAAGCACTCCGTAAAACTCCGAAATGGAAGAAGAAGCTTAACTATGCTCTTCAGCTTTCGCTTGATAAACTTTCCAAGTTTGAAGAAGAGTTTGCCATTCGGCAGATTGAAAGAGCAATTGAGTCTGATTGGACGGGAGTCGTATTTACAGGAACTGAACGAGATTATCAAGAATGGTTAAAACAGAAGTATGGAAACAATCAGAACAATCGGGGAGATAATCCCAATGGTGAAATTAGGTCAGCAGGAATTAAATCAATCTCCTTCGGTTAAATTTCACATCAAAGGCAAGGAGATAACATGGGACGAGGACATAGTAGAACATTTCTGGAAAAAAGAGTTTATTAACTCCATGAAGGAAGTAGAACCGGGATTTATTATTGACGAACGCAACAAGGTCCTATTATCCGAATTGTATGATTATGTATTGGGCAGAAGTAAGATGTTTGATTCCTCAAAAGGATTGTTTTTGTGGGGACCTATTGGGGTCGGAAAGTCTGTTTTGATAAAAGGGCTACAGCGTTATCTAGGGAAGATTAACCGTTTACGATACGGATGCAATAACGATCACATCGGTTTTAGACTCACTAGTGCAGTAGAAATCTCTCTTATGTATGCAGAGAAAGGTATGAACGGGTTATTCCGGTTTACTGATCGTGAATACATGTGTAATCTGGCTATTGATGAATTGGGACGTGAGCCTGCAGACTCAAAGCATTATGGGACCGGGATAAATGTCATACAAACCATTCTACAACTTCGATATGAAGTCAGAAGGGAATTTATTACCCACGTTACAACCAATCTCGATCCAAATTCAGAGTTTGGAAACAAATACGGTGATTATATCGCTGATAGGGTTAAAGAGATGTTTAATGTAATCGAATTGAAAGGATCTTCCCGCAGATGAGAATACTCCTAAACATCCTCCTTCTCCTAGGAGTGAACATCTTATTTTACCTGATGGTATATGCGATAGCGAACCACCTGATGGATAACATCAATTAAGACTAGATAAAAATGAAATTAGTTCATGGCAGTTTATTCAGCGGCTTTGATGCCCCTAGCGTTGCAGCTTCATGGATGGGATGGGAAAATGCCTTTCACTGTGAGATAAACCCTTTTTGCAACGAGATACTAAAATATTGGTTTCCTGATTCAGAACATTATGAAGATATTACAAAAACAGACTTTAGTCAATGGAAAGGAAGAATCGATGTCCTCACAGGCGGATTTCCTTGCCAGCCTTTCTCCCTCGCAGGTCAGAGAAAGGGAGCGGATGATAACCGCTACCTCTGGCCACACATGCTCCGTGCTATACGAGAAATCCGTCCCGCTTGGGTTATTGGTGAAAACGTTGCTGGAATCCTCACGATGGTTCAGCCCGGCAAGGAGACTGAAGTGGGAAGCCAAACCTCTCTTTTCGGAGAAGATAACCGAAAAAGAATATTGCTACGACAAGAGTATGTTGTCGAAACCATCTGTAAAGACCTTGAGCGAGAAGGATATTCCGTCCAACCGTTGCTTATTCCGGCTTGTGCTGTCGGAGCGCCCCACAGAAGAGACAGAGTGTGGTTTATTGCCCACTGTGCAGACTCAAGGACTGAAGAGGTGCGACGAGAACGGAAAGACAAGGTTCTATCCGATGGAATTGCTCCCGACACCTACTGCGAGTTCCCATCACAACGGATGCTGCAAGGAGAGAAAGGACGGTACAAGCAGAAAATCCGAACTGAATCATTACATAGCCGCTCAAACTGGGAAAACTTCCCTACTCAATCCCCTGTTTGTCGAGGAAATGATGGGCTTCCCTTTGATGTGGACAACCTTACCATTCCTTTCACAAAGTGGAGACAGGAATCAGTCAAAGGATACGGAAACGCCATAGTTCCGCAGGTGATTCTTGAAATTTTCAAAGCGATAGAAGAATTGGACAATTAATTAAAATATTTTCAATG